AAGCTGACGCTGCGGCACCAAACAATAACACTCCAAAACCTACGTTGGTGGCAGTTCTGGCGTCCGAAGTTTCAGACGTTTCGCCTGAACCTGTCTATGGAGGTGCAGGGGACTATCAACGTGTCAACGCTTCAGGTTGAACTAACACCGGAGAAAGGCCATGAATAAAACCCTATGGGATTGGTACTACGCCGAGACCAAAGATGAACAGAAGGCGCTAGAGGCTGCTAAACAGGCACCGTCAGAGTTCTTCGCTGAGCATGGTTCGCACATAGAGCCACAAGACAGGCTAACCATTGAATGCCGCGCCTACCACGCCGCCATGACCGAGGGCATGGTGTTGGTGAGCCGGGAGGATGCGGAGTGAGTCTACGAGAAATGCTTAGAACGCCACGCTCTAGCGTGGACAAGGGTGGGGCAAGCGACAAGCACACGCGAGCCTTTGCCTTGTGGGAGACTAGTAGCTTTGGGATGGGCTTGCGCCCGCACAGGCAATGCCAATGGCGCGAAGGCTGTGTCGAGCGGGCCATCCGGGGTAGCTATTGCGAGCTGCATGGCGGGCTTATTTATGCAGGGAAGGTGATGATAGACGATGAATAGGACGGAATGCCTTGAGGCTGCGGCTGGCGCGGTTGCTGACCGGGAGGGCAAGTATGGGACGCCGTTGGAGAACCACACCCGCACGGCTGCCATGTGGAGCGTCATTCTTGGAGTTGAGGTAACGGCGGCTCAGGTGTGCATGTGCAACGCGGCGCAGAAGCTTTCTAGGTTGTGCTGCGATCCGGCGCACATGGATAGCTGGGTGGATGTGGCGGGGTTTGCCGCCAACGGCGCGGAGGTTGTTGGTGGAAAATAAACCGCTAACGGTTCGGCAGGCTCGCGCGGCTCTTGCTTCGCAGGATGAGGACCGCAAGCAGGCGGTCGTGCAGGAACTTGAGGCTTTGGCCTCCAGCGAAATAACGGATGTGTTGTCTTGGGACGAAATGGGTCAGGTGCAAATTCGTGCATCTAATGAGTTAAGCCCGAGAGCGCGGCGTACCATTAAGAAGGTCAAGGTTACGCAGACGCAGGATGGCGCTAACATTGAGGTCGAGATGCACGACAAGCTGACGGCGCTTCGCTTGCTGGCGAAGCACCGTGGTCTGCTTGAGCCGAATAGCGATGAGATGCGACCCAGCATGATCGGGATTAACGTGACTGGACCCAAGACGACGACTTACGAAGTCAAGGATGACGACGATGAGGATGATTCCTGACTTGGTGCTTTTTGCGGTAGCCGCAGCGGCGCTATACGAGATTTTTTTTCTGTGAGGAAGCCATGACAAATAACGGAAAGCATTTTGAGGAAAACCTTGAGCGTTCGGTAAAGGCCGCTCAACAGATCAGCGACTACTGGCGTGAGCGCGGTTATGACGTTGGCGCTCACGTTGACCAAAACGGGCGGATTATCACGAACCTGTGTAACGGTCTGCCTAAGGGTGCGCGTAGTTCTGTGGTGGGGTGGTCCCGTGGTTGACTTGGAGGTCATCGAGGGCGGCAGCCCGCGTTTTATCAGGTACTACGACAATCACGTTACCTGTGATTTTTGTGGCCAGCAGACGCGCGGACGACTGTACGAATATAGCGTGGATGTCGTCTGTGGCTCTTGTGGCGAGGCAATCGTTACGGCTAGAACGCCGGATGACGTTGCCTAGTGGCTAGATCTGAGCGAGCCAAGGACCGCAGTCCCAGAAGGCGCAGGACGCGGGATGCGTCGGCGCTGACAGGGCTGAATCTTGACTTTAGTGAAAGCCCGACAGTCTGGCGCTTTCTGAACGACGACAGCTTTGTGCGCGGTCTGATGGGGCCGGTTGGGTCAGGCAAGACGTATGCCTGCCTAGCTGAAGTCATGCTGCGGGCCGTCAAGCAGCCGCCCTCTCCGATTGACAATGTGCGCCATTCACGATTTGCGGTAATTCGTAACAGTTACCCGGAATTGCGGACCACGACGCTCAAGACTTGGCAGGAGATATTTCCCGAGAATGTCTGGGGTTCGATGCGTTGGTCGCCGCCGATTACCCACCATATCAAGCTGCCCCCGCGCGGAGAAACGCCCGGTGTGGACTGCGAGGTTATCTTTCTGGCGCTTGACCAGCCACGGGATGTTCGGAAGCTGCTTTCGCTAGAACTGACGGGTGGCTTTGTCGATGAGGCGCGGGAGTTGCCGAAGGCTGTTGTTGACGGCCTGACTTCCCGCGTGGGCCGCTATCCCACAAAGCAGCACGGCGGTTGCCCGTGGCGCGGCGTGTGGATGTCTACGAACCCCATGGATTCGGACCACTGGTGGCATGGGTTGGCTGAGAAGAACCCGATTAGGGGTCGCTACCCGTGGAAGTTCTACAAGCAGCCGGGTGGCGTGTTGGACGCGACCAAGGAGCATGAAGGCGCAATCTTTGCGGCCAACAATTTCTGGCGCATGAACCCTGACGCGGAAAACGTCAACAATTTGCCGGTTGGGTATTACGAACAGCAGTTAGCCGGTAAGACGATTGACTGGATCAACTGCTACGCCGGGGCGAAGTATGTCTATGTGCAGGACGGCAAGCCTGTATGGCATGAATACAGCGACAGCCTTATGGCGGCTGACATTGAGATTGAGAAGGAGCGCCCGCTACACATTGGCCTGGACTTTGGCCTGACCCCGGCAGCGGTGTTCGGGCAGCGCATGGCAAATGGCCGCTGGCATATCGTGCATGAGCTTGTCGCCTTTGACATGGGCCTTGAGAGGTTTGCGCTGAACCTCAAGTCCGACATAGAGACAAAGTTTGTCGATCAATTTAAACGCAACGATATCTTTATCTGGGGCGATCCGGCTGGTGGCAAGCGCGACGAAATCTTTGAGGTCACGGCATTCGACCACTTGCGGACGCATGGCTTTAACGCGCGGCCTACTCAAAGCAACGACTTCATGGTGCGCCGTGAGGCTGGGGCGATGCCGATGAACCGGCTTATCGACGGGAGGCCGGGATTGCTGGTGTCCAAGGATTGCGCCCGGATCAGGAAGTCTCTGAGCGGCGGTTATCACTTTAAGCGTGTCGCCATGGGCGGCGGGCAGGAGCGGTTCCGAGACATGCCAAGCAAGAACGAGCATTCCCACGTTGGGGACGCATACGGATACCTGATGCTCGGGGGCGGGGAGCATCGAGCCTTGACCCGCAATCCCAACGGAAAGCCTCTGTTTAAGCAACTTCGGGCCAGCACGGATTTCGACATTTTTGCATAAAAAAACGGGGCGCTCAGGAAGGGAAGCGCCCCGTTACTACAGGAGGGTCCAAGTGGAAGAGCTTAGACCCCCAAAAATACCACCTTTCACGCACGGGGTACAACCCCTATAGGCTCTGCAATGATCCCAATTACCGCTAATTCCGGGGTGACGGTCGTGCCCTTCCATTGGGGCCATGTGGCTATGATGGATTTGCGCTGGTTTGAGCGTAATTACTTTAGATGCCTGCCTGACTACAAGCAGAGATTGCAGCAGTATAGCCAATACCCGCATTGCTATAGCGCCCTTTATCGCGGCAAGATTGCTTGTTGCTGGGGCGTTCTTCCCGTCTGGGGTGGGGTGGCCGAGGCGTGGCTACTAACCAGCGATATCGTAAGTATTGCTCCTGTATCGCTAACGCGCGGAGCGATGCGTTACTTCGATACGATAGTAGACCAGATGCGTCTATTTAGATTGCAGATAGTAGTCGATAGTCGCAACACGCTTGCTATTAGGTGGGCCGAAGTATTACATTTTGTGCGCGAAGGTACACTCAAGTCGTTTGGGCCTGATGGTGCCGATTACTACATGTACGCGAGGATCACAGATGGGTGGCATCCTAGGCAAGCCAAAGGCTCCGACCCCGGAACAGATTGCGCCTGAAACTACCGAGGCGCAGCGCCGCGCTGAAGAGCGGGCGGCAGAGGAAGAACGCCGCCTTCAGGCGCAGACCGCTTCCCGTCGCCGCGCGATGCGGTATGGCGGCACCCGTTCCCTGCTTTCGCAAGAGCGTGAAAACGCAGAACTGGGCGTTACCTCAACTTTGGGGCCGGGTTAATGGTTGGCGCACCCGGCGTAGCCGCTCCGTCCGTCGCAGACATTCAGCTTGGGCCGGGGCTTGGGGCACGCGGCTCTGTCACGGCTACTGGCGGATACCAGCCCGCGGCCTCTTCTACTAGCCCGCAGGAAAGAGCCGCCGCTGTACTTACCGGACGTGCGCCACCCGCACAGCCGCCTGTAGAGCCGCCAATCTCAGGCTCGATTGTTTCGCCGCCACCTATCTCGCCGCCATTCCTCGACCCCGTGATGGATATGGTGTCGCCATCGCTTCCGCCGCCGCCGCCGCCTGAGCCACCGGGCGCTGCCGTATCGGCGCGTGCCAGAGAGCCTAAATACGGCAGCCGTGAAGAGCGCGAACGTGCTGCAAGGATTAGGGCGCGGACTAAGGTCCGTCCGTTGATGGGTTAGCGATGAAGGACAAGAAGCAAGTCTGGGACAAGCCACGGCCCAAGTCTGCGGGCAAGCCCCAGTCTTTGTCGTCCGCACAAAAGCGATCCGCAATGCGTGCGGCGCGTAAGGCTGGTCGTCCGTACCCTAACCTGATCGACAACATGCGTGCCGCTCGTGGTTAAGAAGATATATCAAAACCCTGAAGGTGGGCTGAACGAAAAAGGTCGGCGTTACTTTGAGCGCAAAGAGGGTGGCAATCTAAAGTCTCCGGTTAAGACCGGAACCAATCCGCGCAGAGTTTCCTTTGCCGCAAGATTTGGCGGCATGGATGGGCCAGAGAAGGACGAGAAGGGCGAACCCACGCGACTTGGCCTAGCCTTGAGGGCGTGGGGTTTTGGGAGCAAACAGGCCGCTCGTAATTTTGCGGCGACACACAAGAAGTCATAGCCATGTATAGCGTCGAAGAAATCCTGAAGAGACACGCCGCAGCCCAGCGCCGCAAGGATAACTGGCGTCAGATTTACGAGGATTGCTACGAGTATGCGCTGCCACAACGCAACCTGTATGACGGCTATTACGAAGGTGGCGGCGCTCCGGGCCAGAACAAGATGGCCCGCGTCTTCGACAGCACAGCGATCAACGCCACTCAAAGGTTTGCGAACCGCATTCAGTCTGGCCTATTCCCGCCTTATGGTCGCTGGTGCCGGTTGGAGCCGGGTCCAGACATCCCGATGGACCGGCATATTGAGGTTCAGGCCGTCCTAGACACTTACTCAGACAAGATGTTCAGCGTGCTTCGCCAAAGCAACTTTGACTTAGCGATGGGCGAGTTCCTCATGGACCTTGCTGTTGGCACGGCGGTCATGCTTGTGCAGCCCGGTGATGAGGCAACGCCAATCAGGTTTACGTCTGTGCCGCAGTATCTTGTCGCTATTGAGGAAGGCGCGCACGGCAAGGTGGACAATGTGTATCGCCGGATGCGCTTGAAGGCAGAGGCCATTACGCAGCATTGGCTTGATGCGGAAATCTCGCCTCGCCTTGCTCGCGCAATCGAGGAAAAACCGACTGAAGAAATTGAACTTATCGAATCAACAATCCTAGACGCGAGTCGAGGTGAGTATCATTACTGTGTAATTTGGCCTGACGGGAAAGAGAAGATTGTGCATCGGACAATGCGATCTTCTCCGTGGATCGTCGCGCGCTACATGAAGGTGGCGGGGGAGGTTTACGGTCGCGGTCCCCTCGTCACGGCCATCCCTGACATTAAGACGCTCAACAAAACACTTGAGCTTCTTCTCAAGAATGCATCACTCAGCATTGCCGGTGTTTACACGGCTGCCGATGATGGCGTCCTAAACCCGCAGACCATTCGGATTGTGCCCGGTGCAATTATCCCCGTGGCAAGAAACGGCGGCCCGCAGGGCGACAGCCTGAAAATGCTGCCACGCTCTGGCGACTTTAATGTTTCGCAAATCGTTATTAACGACTTGCGAATGAATGTTAAGAAGATTTTGTTAGACGACACGCTGCCGCCCGACAATATGAGCGCGCGCTCTGCCACAGAAATTGCGGAGCGTATGCGTGAACTGTCGCAGAACCTTGGAAGTGCCTTTGGCCGTCTGATTACTGAAACCATGGTGCCGCTAATTGCGCGTGTCATGTACGTCATGGACGACCAAGGCTTGATTGAAATGCCGTTGCGTGTAAACGGTCTGGAAGTAAAGGTCATACCTATTAGCCCGATTGCTCAAGCGCAGAACATGGGTGACATTGAGAAAATTACGCAATGGGTGCAGATCGCATCGTCGCTTGGGCCAGAAGGCCAGATGGCGGTTCGCACTGGTGGGATTGCTGACTACATTGCCGACAAGCTAGGCATCCC